GCATTTGCCTTTGATTTTAATGTTCAATGATAAAAGAGTTATGCTATGAAAAAAGAAAACCAAGTTGAATTTGTTGGTGAAAATTTTGCAGTGCTTCATGGTTCTGGAACTGTTGTTTCTTTAGCACCAGATGCAGCAACAAAGCCAACAACACCAATTTCAACACCTTATGTTCAAGGCACAACCATGCAATATTGGGGAACCAATAACTTAAAACCAACAGAACAAAGGCAAAAACTGGAAAAAACAACAACTGCTTATCCGCTTTTGATAAAAATGGCAACAACCTTGTTTGGTCGTGGTCCTCAATATTATCGTGAAATTAGAACTGAAGAAGGAATCAAAAGGGATTATTCAGCCATTCCAGAAATAGAAGAATTTTTGGAAAATAATGATTTGGAATTAATCATGTTGGAACGCTGGATGGATTTGAAAATGTATAACAATGTTTTCTGTGAATTTATTTTCAACATTAAGAATGATAAAATTGTAAATATTTGGCATCAAGAAGCTGAATTTTGCCGCTTTGGATTGATTGAAAATAACATTATTAAAAATGTGTTTATCAATTCCAATTGGCCAGATAGACCTTCAGATTATGTTGATGTGAAATTTCTTGATGATTATTCAGTAAGAAGGGAAGAAGTTTTAAAATTCAGAAAGAAATTCATTACACATAACAATCTTCCATCACCAGGGCGCACACTTTACGCTGTTCCACAACACATTGGATTGTTTGAATCAAATGGTTGGTTGGATTATTCGCCTTCTGTTCCATTATTAATGAATAAAATCAATAACAATGGATTTAATTTGCGTTACCATATTGAAATTCCTTATGATTACTGGGAAAAAGTTTATAAAGATTGGAACACTAAAACACCAGCAGAAAAGCGCACTTTGCAAGATGAAAAAATGAATGAAATGAATACTTACTTGCTTGGTTTTGAAAATGCTGGCAGAAACTTTTATTCACATTTTGGAATTCATCAAGCAACAGGAAAAGAAATTCCAGGATGGAAAATCACAGAATTGAAAGATCCAATCAAAAAGGATCAGTTCTTAACATCTTTGCAAGAAGCTGATATGCAAACAGCGCGCGCAATTGGGGTTGATGTTTCATTGGCTAATATCAGCACACAATCCAATTCAATGGGAGCTGGTTCTGGAAGTGATAAAAGAGTTGGAATGGATAACACCATTTCAGCTTCTTATGCAGAACAAATGATTGTGTTAAAACCATTGCGCACAGTTGGAATTGTTAATGGATGGCCAAGCAATGTGAAATGGACCTTTGAACACATTGTGCCAACAACATTGAATGAAAATAAATCAGGAACTAAAACTGTTTAACCATGATAATTCAAAACCTTGCACAAGTTCAAAAATATGTGAATGTTAGCAATGCTTTTACAGCTACGCGCTTAAATGCACATGAACCAATTGCATTTGCTAATTTTATCAATAAGTATTTTTCAACTGAATTTTGTGAATTGATTCTTGCATCAACAAGCACAAATGAAGCTATTGTAAAAGCAAAATCTTTCATTGAAGGTGCTGTTGTTTATTTTTCAATGTTTCAATGGGCGCAAACAGGCGAAGTTGTGATTGGTGATTTGGGAATTTTACGCGAAGAAAATGAAAATTCAAAAGCTGCTTATTCTGGTCAAGTAAAAAAGGTTGAAGCTTCTTATATTGAAAGTGGTGAAATATACATTTCTGAATTGATTCGCACCATTGAAAGTGATGCAGCAGAATTTGAAGATTATGAATTTCAAAATGCTTTTCTTTTGCGCGATTCATTAATTATAAAAACAACATTAGATTTTAATATTCGCCAACACATGGCGCGCCCTTATTTGTTATTTCCATTATTGGCACAACAACAAGAAGAAGCAATTGATTTTAATTTGCGTGCAATTTTGACTGATGAAATAGTTGATGAATTCATTGGAACCATTCCTGATGATGCTGATAAACCAGCGAAAGAAATTGCTTTGAAATTTACCAAGAACGCACTTGTGAATTTTACAGTTGCCAATGCTTTCAGAAAATCACTTGTGAAATTAACACCACAAGGATTGGTTGAATATTCAGCTGATAAAGACACAGATCAACAAATTTATGCACCAGGAAACGCTGATAAAATTCACCAACAAATTTCCAACTTTGAATCAATGGGAAATTCCTATTTATCCAAGGCACAAAATCATTTAATTATTAACGATATATTGCCAGCTCCCGAAGTGGTGGCATCAAAAACTTTTATTGCATGAAAAATTCTGAATTTTGGCTTGATCTTATTTCAACTGGAGTTGGTAGTGGTGGCGCATTGATTAAATCATTAAAGTTGAAATTACCAAGAAGAACAACAATTCTTTCAATGTTAGTGGGTGGAATTGTTGCGTATGGTGGCATTGCATTATTGAATATTTTTTTTAAAGATTTATCACCAAAAATTCTTGTTTTGGCATCATTTTCAATTGGCTGGGTTGCCAATGAATTAACCAGTAAATTGGATTCATTTGTAAATGATGTTTATGATATTATAATCTCTAAAATCAAATCAATATTTTTTAAAAAATGAAAAATTTAACTTTAATAATTGCGCTTCTTTTCTGCTTTTCTGCTTTTTCGCAAGATACTTTGACACATTATCAATGGATAAAAGGGAAAAAAGTTATGATTCAAGAAATCACAAAGTCATTATCAACACCTGAATTGATAGTAAAATCAATTCCAATTGTGTTATTTGTTGTTGCAACAATCTTATTTATTTTTTACAAACCAAAACCAAAAAATCATGGAAGAGAAACGCCCAAAAAAACCGCTTAAAGTAAACATTGACACACCAAATGTTGATGTGGATTTCAATAGAAATGAAGTTGGTGATCGCCAATTGAATGTGAAAGTTGAACCAATTCCATTCATCCAAAAGATTAAAAAAATAGGGAAATTGCTATTTGGGAAACCTTAATTTTCTAAAACACAAATGATTAAAGGCTTGCAATTTTGTAGGCCTTTTTTTTATATTAAAAATTTAATTCATTTAATTCATTTAATTCATTTAATTATATATATTTGTCAAAAAATTAATTCTCGCACCCATGAAATTAAAACCAATGAAACTATCTAAAGAAGAAAAACTTGCTAACAAATGGATCAATGAAATGATTGAATTTGGATTGGAACCAGAACAAATGCTTCAAGTTTTGCAATTAGCACGCGAAAAGCTAAATTTTTTAAAAGAAGCTGAAAAAATTAAAGATTAAAAATCAAAAATTAAAAATTCTCAAAAAAATGGATTACACAGAAGAAACTCTTATGCGATTGCGAAATTCTTTACCTTGGTGTTATGCTGAAAAATTACAAGAACGCATTCTTGAAAAAACAGGAAAGCGATTGATTCCAAACAGCATCAGAAGGCATTTAACAGTGAAATATGCCAACACAGAAACAATTGCTGAAGCAATGCTTCTTGCTGAAGAATACAGAAAAGAAAGGCAATCAAAAGCTTACACTTTAGCAAAAAGAAAGTAGTCATTTGATTGTTTTCTTAAAAATGTGAATTTTACCACCCCTAATATAAAAATCATGAAAAACTTAAATTTATTTATCATCTTAACTGGTGATGAATCGAAAGCTGTCAAACTTTCAAATTATCAAGGCGAAAATGTTAAATCAATAGTCTTAATTGATCAGGAAGATATGGAAGAGAATGTGGCGCAATTATTAGAATGCAATCTTGTTGTTAACTGCACGAATGAAACTTCACCAGCAATTCAACATTCGCTCACTGTGGCACGCATTCTTAATCGCGAAATCATTCACTTTTCAAAACTTCCTGAATATGTTAAGTAGAACCACAATTGATGCAGTCAATGATTTAGATTTAGTTCAAGTAATTTCAAAATTTGTTCCTGAATTAAAAAAATCAGGTTCATCTTTCAAAGCAAAATCTCCATTTACAGAAGAAAAAAGCGCATCCTTTAATGTTTCACCTTCCAAGAATCTTTGGAAATGTTTCAGCACTGGTAAAGGTGGCGCAAATGGAATTTCTTTTGTTATGCAAAAATTCTCAATGAGTTATCCAGAAGCAATTAAAGAAATTGCATCTTCATTTGGAATTGCTGTTGAATTTGATGATTCGCCAAGATCCAAAGAATACCAGGAAAAAACAGAACGCATTAAAACTTTAACTGAAGTTAATCAAGCAGCACTTGAATTCTTTACTTCAGAAGAAAACTTGGCTTTGATTGCCGTTGATAAAATGCGAGCGAAACCTGAAACTTATCAAAAATTTGCATTAGGTTATGCTCCAGATTCATTTGATGCACTTCAGAAACATTTAAAAGCGCAAGGATTTTCTGAAGATCAAATCATTAAAGCTGGCTTGGCAAAGAAATCTGATAATGGAAAAGTTTATGATTTTTTTCGTGGAAGAATCATGTTTCCAATTTTCACTGATTCAGGAAAACTGATTGGATTTTCAGGAAGAAACATAATTGAACCAGCACCAGGAAAAACAATTCCAAAAATTTTGAACACAGCAGAAACTGAAGCTTATTCAAAATCAAATTCTTTGCTTGGAATTCATTTGGCAAAGTTTTCAATGCGTGAAATGGGTTTTTCTGTTAAAGTTGAAGGTAATTTTGATGTAACAAGTTTGCATGAAATTGGATTTTCAAACACTATTGCACCCCTTGGAACTGCATTTACTGTGAACCAAATGCAAATGATTCGCAAATATTGTGATACTGTAATGCTTTTTGTGGATAATGATAAAGCTGGGTTAGCTTCCATCAAAAAAGATACAATTTTATGCTTGGAAAATGAATTAAAAGTTTACTTGTTTATTCCTGAAGCACAAGGAATGGATCCTGATGATTTGGTAAAATCACGCCAACCTTCAGAATACAAAGCTTTGAAAAGTGAAATATTGGAAGGAAAAGTGGATGCTGTTGAATACCTGGTAAAACAAATCTATTCAGAAGCAAAAACAACGATTGAAAAAACAAATGCCGAAATTCAAGCTGCTGAAATTGTTGCAGTCATTACAGATGCACAGTTGCGCAATTCTTATGTTAAATTGTTTGCAAAAGAATACAAATTAGAGCGCAAAACAGTTGAAGAAAGGGTAAAGATTAATTTAGCAGCCAAAGCCTCGCAGAATCAAGAAGATGTGGATGGTTTTGTGTTGCCGCGCCATTTATCCAAAGATGAAATTCAAGATTTTAGCGAATTTGGTTTTTATTCTGAAACAGATCCAAAGAAAATTGGTTATTATTTTCCAAAAGGCAATTCTTTCAAGGATTTTGAACGCGTTACCAATTTCATAATTAAACCAGTGTTTCAAGTTGGTTCCAAGGATGATTCAGATAGAATTATTGAAATTCAAAATCCACATAAAAAAACGATTATTGAAATTAAAAACAAGCAATGGCTTTCTTTACAAGGATTTCGCGAAGCTGTTGCCAATCATGGAAATTTTTGGTTTAAAGGTTCTGCTTTTCAACATCAGAACTTTTACATCAAGTACATGTCTAAATTTCTTTATTGCCAACCTTTAACAACTTTAGGATGGCAGCCAGATAATAAGTTTTATGCTTTTGCTGATGGAATTGCTTATGATAAAAACTTCAAGCGCATTGATGATTATGGATTGATTGAAAAAAATGGTGAAAAATACTTTTTGCCAGCATTTTCAAAAATCAATACTGTTTTTAAGAATGATCAAGATGATTATGTTGCCGATCGCTATTTGAAGTATAATTTTAATGAAGAAGTAAATTATAAGCTTTGGAGCGAACAAATTCAGAAAGTATATGGCAACAATGGAATTATCACTTCGCTGTATATGATTGCATGCTGTTTTCGTGATGTTATTTACCAATCAACCAATGTTTTCCCTTTGCTGTTCTTTGTTGGTCAACCACAAACAGGAAAATCAACTTGTGCGCGTTCTTTAAGTAGGGTTTTTTGCTTCAATCAACCAGAATTCAACCTTAATTCTGGAACTGTTAATGGTTTTCAAAGAAGAATTTCAAGGGTACGCAATTCTTTTGTTTGGCTGGATGAATACACTAATGATTTGGATGATAAAAGATTCCAAGCTTTGAAATCATTATTTGATGGAGTTGGAGCAGAAAAGGCAATCATGTCAAATGATAACAGAACCAAGCAAGTTTTAATCAATTCAGGTGCTGGAATATCTGGCCAACATTATCCAACAAGAGATGAAAATTCACTTTTATTAAGAACAGTTCTTTTGGAGTTCACAAAGAAGCAAGAAGAATTCACACAATCTGAAGTGGATCAATACAACATTTTAAATTCTTGGCAGAAAAAAGGCTTATCAAATTTAATCTTGGAAGTTGTTTCTTGGCGCGATTATTTTGAAGATCAATGGCAAACAGAATTTGATGATGTAAGCAGAAGGATGAAGATTGAATTGGCTGCCATCAGTTATGAAGGAAGAACCTTGCAATCACTTTCGATTTTGGTAACTGTTTTAAAAATTATGGGTTCAAAAATTGATATTCCAATGGATTATGAAGAAGTGTTTGAAATTTGCAAAGAATGGATTATCAATCAATCTTCTATTGCTTCAGATACGAATATCTTAAACAGCTTCTGGAAAATGCTTGAATTCCTTTCTTTTGATGGAATTCTAAAAAACAATGAAGATTACAAAGTAGCTTGTGTTTCCAGCTTGAAAGTGCGTGGAAAAGATGATAAAGATGTGGTGATTGAATTTCCACAAAATAAAAATGTTTTGTTTGTTAGGTTCCAGCGCGTTTTCCCTAAATATTCAGAACACCACAGAAAGCAAACAGGCGAAAATGGCCATGCAGAAACATCTTTGAAATCTTACATGAAATCAGATAAGAAATCTTTTATTGGCAACGTGAAAACAGTTGAATTTGATAATGGAAAAACTTCTGCTTATGCTTTTGACTTTGATAAATTGAATTTAAGCTTGAAAGATGTGGTAACTGGTGCATTTTCGCCAGCGCAAGAAATGAATTACACACCAGCAATTCTTAATGCCAACAAGGAAGATGATGATCCTTTCTGATTTTTTTTGAAT